GGAGGGGTTCCCCTTGATCACTGCGCCGGGGGGGGATAGGCCCCACAAGCGAGCGAAGGCGGCGGCGGGATGGGGGGGGCCCCCATTGAGCCCGAGCTTGAGGGAGTGAAAAAAAACGCGCAGCATGCGCTCTTTATGCAAACGGAGTGCGCAATGAAGCGTAGCGGAATGAAGGGGATAGGGATTAAAAAAGCGCGCAGCGTCCCGTAGGGAAACCGTAGGTTCTTTTTTTTAGCCCGGTGCGAAGCAATCCTCCTGCTTTTGGATTTACGGTTTTAAGGTTTTTTTCTTTTGATTTCTCGGGTCTTGAAATTGCCAATCAAGATAAACCCATAAACTGGCTAGAGGTTTTAACTGTGAATACACAGATCATTATGCATGTCTTGTCTGTCAAGCGTGGAGAAGTGGATGGCAATCGTTATGCATCATTGATGATGGCGTCGGATACGCCGACTTATGAGCGTGATTCTGTGGGTCTTCAGGTTATGAAAGTGACCTGTGATTATGATCTTTTGGATCGTATTGATGCTCGTGCGGTTCCTGGCCATTTTACTGCTGAGGTTGCTTTGGTTACTGCTGCTGGTGGTAAGGCGGGATTTAAGGTTTTGCAGTTGCAACCTGTTAAAAAGGGTTAATTAAAAATGGCCATTTGTGCAAAATTAAATAACTCGGGATATTTAATGCAGGATAAAGTTAATACTGATCCGCTAAATTGTCCGGGTTATGTTTTGCCTAATGGTCAAGAGTATTTGGCCTATTGGATAGCATCGCCTATTGAAATAACTTCTGAACAAATACTTTATGTGTTTAGTTGGGGTTTTGGTGCAGTGTTATCCTTTTGGGTGATTGGTTACGTTGTTGGATTAGCAATTAAGCTAATTTCCAAGGTGTAAAGGGTAGCGACCTTCCGCTAAATTAACTTTCCTTTGGAGGGAAAAAAAATGGCTGATATTTTTGGTGCTATTGATCTGTCGGGTGTTGTTGGTTTTGTAGTTTCGGCTGGTGTTTTGATTGTTGGAATCGCGCTTGCGATGAAGGGAATCTCACTGGCAAAACGTGCAGTGAATAAGGCGTAATTATGATTGGGGCAATCACTGTTCTTTTTTGGGCTATGATTGCCCTTATTGGTGCAATAAGTGCATATTCTTTTATTATTTCTTTAGGTCGTGGAGCATGAATAATAAAGTAATTGTATTTATGTTTGCTTTTTCTATTTTAGTTTTTTCCTCTTCTTCTTATGCTGTTCTTTGTGTGGAAATTGGGGCTGCATCTTGTCCGCCAGATTATTCTTATGGTGATAATGGTTCTAATTCTTGTTCATGTATTAAAAGTGCAGAAGTGGATTTAAAATCTACACCTCGTGAATATGATCTTGCTCGTGCTTATGATGCTGCTATGGCATGGCTTGATGCTTGGAAAGTGGAATATCCTGATTATGCAAATTGTTCTGGTGTGCCTGTTTTAACTGCGCCGGGAAAATATACTTATTATGTTAATCAATGTCATCATAGTAATGGTACTCCTGCTAATGGTATGATTTATGGTGGACCGTATCTTTTACCTTGTGGGCCTGATCAAACAGAAAATGTTAATAGCTGTGATGAATTTATTTGTCCAGTTGGAAAAGAAGTGCGTAATTCATTGGGAAAAGTTACGGGTTGTATATTAGAAAAAGCTCCTCAGCAATGTCCGCAAGGTACACAATTAGATGGGTTTGATGCATCCGGTACTATCATATGTAAACCAGTTCCTGTGGAATGTGATTCGTCAAAATGTGAAGTTTTGCTTGGCGGTTCTTGTCAAGTTTCTTTACCTGTGTGTTTACTTTGTGAAATTCCGCATATTATGGCTTGTGGTCAAACGTGTACAGTAGATGATTGTCCTTTAGATTCGCCTCCTCCAGATTCGCCTCCTCTAGATTCGCCTCCTCCAGATTCACCTCCTTCAGGTCCTCCTTTGACAGGTCCTCCTCCTACAGATTCACCTCCTACAGATTCACCTCCTACAGATTCACCTCCTACAGATTCACCTCCTACAGATTCACCTCCTTCAGATTCGTCGTCTACAGATTTGCCGTCTGGTAGTGTTGGAACTGGTGATACTGGTAACACTGGTGATACTGGTGATACTGGTGATACTACGTCTGGTGAGGGTGATTGTTTACCTGGAGAAGACTGTACAGGTGGTGATGCTGGTCCTGGAATAGATTTTGGTGCGCCGCCTGAAGTTCCTGAGCCTAAAAGTTGGTATCAAACCAAATATGAAAATGGTTTAGATGGTATTTGGCAGAATTTTTCGGTTGTTATTGCTCAGACAACCTTTATATCTAGTATTAACAAAATGAAAGAGTGTATTCCTTCGGGTGGTTCCTGCCCTTCGTGGAATTTTAATGCTGATCTGGGTATGGTTAATTTCGGTTCGCAGGAAATAGCGCCTCCTTGTTGGTTGTGGGATGTTCTTAAAGGAATCATGATTTTAAGTGCTCTTTTTGCTGCTCGTCGTTTGATCTTCGGGGGTTGATGCTATGTTGGATTGGTTGGGTTCATGGTTGGATGGCTTTTGGATTTCGATTAAGTCATGGTTTATCTTTTTTTATGGTGTGATTGTTTCTTTTTTCCAATCCTTCTTTTTAACTCTTTACGATTTATTAAAGGATGTTTTCTTTTTTATTGTTGATTCTATTTTTAAGTTGTTGGAATTTATTATTGGTTCTTTGCCTTTTGATTTTGAGTTTCTTAGTCCTTGCAATAGTGGTCTATCTGCTGAGGTTATGAGCATTCTTGGTCTGGTTGGTATTGGTGAAGCTGTGGGGATTATTGTGACTGCTATTGGTATTCGTGTTCTTTTGCAGCTCATTCCATTCACTCGTTTAGGTTCTTGATTGTGATTAATTTGCTCTTGGGTGCTCCTGGGTCTGGTAAATCATACGAAGCTGTTACTTATCATATTCTTCCGGCTCTTGATCGTGGGCGTGCAGTTGTTACTAATCTTCCGCTTAATGTTGCAGAAATAAAGTCTATTGTTCCTAATGTGGAATCTTTGTTAACAATTAAGGTTCCCACGTTAAAAAATTCTCGCCCATTTTCTTTGTTGGCAGATTATGATTCAGTCTGGAAAGATGGGGCGTCTGGTCAAGGTTGTTTATATGTGATTGATGAATGCCATTTTGCTTTGCCTCGTGGTGCGACTAATCGAGAGGTTGAGGAGTGGTATTCTATGCATCGTCATTTAGGTGTCGATGTTCTTTTGATTACACAGTCTTATGGTAAGGTGTCTAAGCCTATTATTGATCTTATTCAGGCGGTCTATCGTGTTCGTAAAAACATTGCTTTAGGGTCTTCCACGTCTTATGTCCGTAAGGTTCAGGATGGTGTGCGTGGTGAGGTTGTTAATACGTCAATCCGTAAATATAACTCTACGTTTTTTAAATATTATAAAAGTCACACTTTATCAACTTCGGATATTAATGAATCTGGGTCGTCTGATATTAAACCGATCTGGTCGCATTGGTCATTTAAGTTAGCATTGGTTCTTTTTGTTTTTATGATCTATTGGGTATTAACTCATAATGTTAATCCTCTTTCTCCTCCTTCGCCTAAGCCTGTAGTTGTTAAGCCTTCTTCTGCATCTCCTGTTCAGCAAATT